AGCGTATAGTGCCACTGGTGGTGAGCTTTACCCTTAAATACCTCACATCAAAATACCGCTTGGCTGTGCCGCTTGAACTGTATGCATCAGTTGAGCCGCCAGCGTTGTTAAGGTTGAAGCAAAAAAACCGCGTATCAGATGCCAGAGCCGTCACATCTTTTGAGAATATCTCAACCGCGCTGGAGCCAGTAAAGTTTGACGTGTCTGATATCTCAAGGGATAGCACAGAGACGCCATCAGATTTGAAGTTGTGACCGATAACCCCAAACACATCAAAAGCCGCTGTAAACCCAGTGAAATCAATGTTGAAATAAGTTGTTGATGTTGTGTTTGAATCAAGCTTGGTGACCGGTGAACCCATCCCGTCATAAGCTCTGGCCGCTGGTGTTGTTGAGTCTGTGTCATCATTGCCAGCCGGGTCAGTGCCGTTAGTGTTCCAGCTTGCAGCCGTAACAATTGAAGGGTCAACGCTCTTGGCCACAAACATGGCCTTGTCTGCAGTAAACCCGGTTGACTCATGAGATGAGAGGGCCTCTTGAGAATAGTTTGTTGCCATTTACATGCCCTGCGCTTTCAAATCCTTCATGGCTGGATTGAATACCTGTCTAATCCAGCGCTTGGTTTTCACCCTGTCTGGCAGTTGGTCTGACTGAAAAGTGACGTTGACGTTTTGAGGCCCGCCACCAATTGAGCCGCCACCGCGCAAGCTTTCCGTTTGCTGCTTGGTCAGAACAAATTCCCCAGGCATGAGCATGGCGGGCACTGAATCGCGCCCTGGGATGCCGCCCTGCACCAGACCGCCCTGAGCCATGCCTTGAAAGCCAAGAGCAATCAAACCTTTGACCAAGGCAAACATGGTGCCCGCTGCAGCCGCTGCCAAAGCAGGCCCAACAATCGGAATGCCCGCCTGGCTGCTTGCTGCACCCGCCGCCGCCTCTGCGGCACGGGCTGTGACAATCGTTTGCATGGCTGTGAGGGCTGAATCAATGGCAGAGGCTGCCATTGCCTTCATGCCTTGCGCAACTGCCTCCTGAGCGCTCTCAGCGCTTGAGGCTGCAGATATAAACGCGCCTCCCATTGCATCCCCAGCGCTTGCAAATGAGTTGGCCGTTGCCCGTGCATCATCCTGAATAACCTTGAGGGCCTCTTTGGCTTTGTTGTTTGCTTCCTCTTGCTTGGCTTTTCTTTCCTCTGCAGCTGCGGCCAGTTTTTCCTCTGCGGCTGTTGTGTGCTCAAGGCTTCTGTTGAGCCCTTGGGTGCCCTCAATAACGCCAGCCACTGCGGTTGATGCAACCTGCCCAATGCCCGTGTTGATGGCGGTTGAAACCTTGTTTATCTGAGCCTCAAGCTTTTCTTGCTCATGGATAAGGTCACCGGCTGCGCTCATGTTCTGGTCTGCAGTTTCGGTGAATATTTCAGAAAGCTCACGGGCAGAGTTTGCGGCGCCATCGAGCTTGCCAGCAATACCATCAGCACCAACCGCCCTGGCAAAGTCGCCAAGAAAACTCAGAGCCGCTGAGCCTTTCTCAATCAATGCGCTGAAAAACGTGTTGACCGCTGCCTGGACTGCTTGCCATGCAACCTCAAAGCCGCTGGTGAGCTTGGTGACCAGCATGATGGACTTTGCAACGCCAGTAACCGTGAGCTGAGCGAATTTCTGCAAAAACTCAATGAGCCCCGTGGCTAAAAGCTTTTGATTCTCAACAAGCCAGAGCCTGGCGTTTTTGATAAGCGGCGCCAGCGCATTGACCGCCGCGCCAAAGGCATTGACTAAAACATCCCCAACCCTGGCGGCCAGTGAGCCCACCAGGTCTTTGGCCTCTTTGAATTGCTCAATCAGTGGGTCATTTTCCCGCCGGTAAGCCATAGACATCTCAGCGGTTGCAATGAGCCCATCTCTGAATTTTTTTAAAAGCTCAACGCCCTGGTTGACTGCAATGGCACCAAAGCCAATGGCCTTGAATGCCATGGCGCCAGCCTTGCCCATTGCTTTGACTGCTTTGCTTGCTGCCCCCGCTGACTTGGCAAGACCTTGGACGGCTTTGCTGGCGTTATCTTTTGCAAAGAGCAAAACACCATATTTTCTATCTGCCATTGCTCGCCCTCTTTCTTGCCCGCTCTAATTCTTCAGCCTGGCGCTTTTGCGCTTTTGCCTCACACTCTTTTTTTGTGACCTCGCAAAGCTCAAGAACCTCCAAAACAAAAGCGGGTTGGTGCATAACGTCCTTGCCGCCCCAAGGCAGTGCGCCAAACGCACCGTAAGCCATCCACCATTCAACAAGTACCCAAGTCTCAGAATCAATCTGGGACCAGGGGCAGCGCCTAAGCGTTGGGTCAAATGCAAATCCAAGATTGCCTTTTGGCGTGCTGTCGCACCCCCTGGCCTCTCGGTATCTGTCACCCTCTGCCCAGTCATCCCCCTTGCACTTGCTACACCCCCAACTGGTTGACTTGTCGCCACTCAACATGAATTGAATGGCGAATATTAGTTTTTTCTTTGGCCCGCTTTCAGCCTTGAGATGCTGGATAGTGCCTCATAAAGCTCATCAACCATGGCAGGCTCACCTCTCTCAAATAGCTCAGCACCATTTGTGATGGGATTGCCCCTGATGTCATCATAGTTGTGAATCGATACCACCCGCTCTGATATAATGCGTTGCACAATCTGCTCAGCCTTTTTCATGGCCTGAGTAGAGCCTGGCTTGACGCCAATCATTGCCCGTTGGTATGCCCTAATCTCTTCACCAGTCATGGGCATCAACTCGCACCATGTCTGATCATCTTCTGGCTTGTCTCGATTCTCTCCAAGCTCTGGCGTGTATGCCAATGCATCCTCTGCGTTCATAGCTTCCCGGCCTTTGTTTTTTGTTATGAGAACGTGATTGTCAGCTCATCATTAGCGGTGGCACTTGATGCCAGTGCAATGAATGGCAGAGTAATCACCACTTCCTCTGACTCTGGGATATCCAGAGCAGAAAATTGGAATTCAACATCATCTAAATCAATCGTGCACACCTTGCCTGTTCCAGAGCCACTGACAACCTGCAGATCTCTGGTGCCAAACGAGCGCCGCTTGCCAAGCTCCAGCGCCTGGTCTTTTGCACATCTCACGGTCAAGCTGCCAGTGACCTCTCGGTATCCTGGAATAAAATCAGTAACCACCGCAGAGAACGCCTCATCAGCCATGGGCTTGATGTTGTTTTTGAGCGTCACCTCAAATGCAACAATCTCAATGCCTGAGTTGCCTGCCAGTGTGACTGAGCCAGTGATGCCTGGGCTGGGTGAGCCAACCGTTGCCTCAGCGGCGGTGAATGGTGTGACGGCTGCAGAGTTTGACCAGCTTGCTGTATCTTCCAGCGTGAGTGTGGTGGTTGATTTGTTGGTGACTTTATAGCCTGCCCCACTGTTGTCATCAGACGCAATGGCAATGACTGAGCCAATCTCAAATGCATCAGCATCATTGACCACCAGTGTTGATGATGTAGAGCCTGTGCCGTTGGCTGTGCTGGTGCTGGTCACAATGTAGTCAGAGGCACCGCCGTCAAAACTTACTTTGGGGTCATCACCGCCGCTCATGCTGATGGTCATAGTCTCAACATATGCGCCCGTGATGGCTTCCATAACAACATCACCAATGCGCTGAGTCAGACACAGTGAGTTTAGGGCTTGATTTGATGTCAGGCTAAACACTTGAGATGATTTTGAGCCCATAGCGGCCTCAAACAACTCAAAGAGGTCTGGATCTGTTGACCCAGAGCCAGCCGGTATCAGATACGCCTCAAGAGACCAGTTGACGGCCTTGCGGCCTGTGATTCTGCCCGTATCACTTGCATCAGTGTACTGGCTTCGGCTGGTGCGTGAGTCCAATCTGTTTTTTCGCTCTTGAGAATAATCAAAAGAGCATGAAAGCACCTTGGCCGCATCGGCGCCCACTGGCTTGATATATGTGCCATATGTGCTTTCTGCTTTGGCGTAGAATTTCCTATTTCTGCCCAGTGCGTGATCTTGTGCGTTGCCCATTATTTAGCTCCTTCGGTTTCCTTGGCTTTCTTTGTCGTCTTTTTCTTTGGCTTGTCTGCCACCTCAACGAAGTCACCGCGCCCAGCAAAGCCAGCGGCCAGTGCCCCCTCAAACTCTTCACCGTTTTTGACGCCCCGCCCATCAATGTGCAGGTTGTCATCTGGTCCAATATATTTGACTCTCATGAGCTTCCCGTTCCTCTGAAGTATGCCACATCCATGGTCACTACCATGGAGCCATCACCCTCAGCATCTGGCGCACCTTCATCAGTCTCAACCTGTCTGATGGTGCTTGAAATGGCATTGCTGCCCCTGGTTGTGTCTAGGTTCATTGCCGCAATAACATCATCAAGCAGGTTGTTGAGCTTGGTGGCCCTGTCGTCTTGTGTGCTGCCACTTACATGCCCAATGATGAGCACAGTGAGAACAACCCTAATGTTGCTATATTCGAAATTTAAGACTTCACGCTGAGGCACAACCCCGAGCCAAGGCTTTTGACCTGGCTTGACCGTTGCCCAGCTTTTGCCAAGAGCCTCACAGGTTGCAATGGTGGTCTTGTAGCCATTGCCGGTGGTGATGGTGCTTAGTACGGTCTTAATGTTCTGCAATATTGATCGGCGTGCTGGGGTTCCCATTATGCAAACCCCGCTTTCTCAAAACTGAGGCCAATGTGCTGGTCAAAATTCTTCTCAACCTCTTGGTCATATTGCTCAATGGCCGTGTTGAGGTAATTGAGGCCAGGAATCTCAACCTCTTTCTTGAGAATAAAAACCGGCTTCTCTCTGCCATCCTCAAAAAGATACGCAGTGCCATTGGGGTCATGCCGACTAAGTGCAAACTTGAGTTTGCCTCTTGGAAAGTCTCTGGGCCATCTCACCCCAACATAGCTCTTGGCGTCTTTGTGCGGATACGCCAACCACTTTTTCTTTGGGTAAATTGTGTCACCTTCATCCTGAATCTCAGCATAAACCAAGTCAGAATAAACGCCCACAGACACAGAATCCTCACCACGGTCCATCAGCTCAACCTGATAGCTGCGCATCAAGTCGCCTTTGGGCTCTTTTGCAGCGCCCAGGATGGCTCTGACGATTTTGCCGCGTAGCATCTCAGCCTGCTCAAGCATAGGCC